TGTCATAGTTCCAATAACCATCCTTCTTAACGATCTTCAGTTTGAAGTTAGCACCCTGCCAGAAGTCAAAAGGATTGATGGGAGTTTCATCTTCAAACTCAGGTTGCATTGCTTCCATGATCTTGTCGAAGATCTTCTTACCATACTTAAACAGGAAGACGCGCCCCTCATTTGCAGGATTAGCAGGATCCTTCACCACATAGATGTTACTGTAGTAAGACAGTTTACGCTTTTGCTTACGAACGGTATCTTTATCTGCTTCACTTCCACTGTTCCAGAGTTCCCGATTGTACTCGGAAACAGGATCCTTACCACCAGTGGTAGTCAGAGAGTTTTCAATATACCAACCACCAGGACCTTGGAATGCATGGGAATACATTTTAGCCCAGGGAAGTTCTTCATTTTCAGGAGCAGGCAGGAAACGGATGACTGCAAAACCGTTACCAGTCTTATCCATTTCTGGTTTCCAGAGACGCTCATCAGCGCCACCAGAAGTTGTACTCATCTTCTCTACTTCTTTTACCAGTTTCTGAGTCAGAGAACCAAGAGAAGATTGCTTTTTGAGATCTTTAAAAGACATTAGATTACCTCGGATTTGTACGGATTTGGCTTTTGTGTACCTTGTTATTCTACAGGTCGGAACCTGTCTTGTCAATCTGTTCCTTCATCACCTGGAGCATCTGAGACATGTTGTTAAGAATTACATTCATATCAACATTAGGTGGGAGGCCCATCATTGATGCTGACTGTGCGATTCTGACTTTCATATCCTGTGCTTCAGGATCATCAGATAAACTCAAACGAGTATAAAGAACTTTTTGTTTTTCAAGAAGTTTTTCTAGAAGATTAACATGATGTAGTTTATCTTCTTTAGACATTGTGGGAAACTTAAAGACGTTTTGATAAACCTCTTCTTGCATCTCTGTAATTTCGGCCATCTCTGCCCGAACTACTTCAGAACTAAAGAAACTCATTTGTCTCCTAAAATAATTTCCTTCAAAATATTTTTATAACGTGGTACATCAATATTTAGAAACGAAGAATATTTTTTCATTCTCATACTGACGGTTTCCCACACTGGATCTTGAAGTCTTCTATCAAAATCTTTTTTGAAGGAAAATATTTTATCGTAAATAATGAGTGTTTCTGGACTGATCTTTCCACCTAAAAAGTATTTCAGAATTGGTGGATGACCTTTGGAGCAATCAAAAACATCATCAACTTTTTTATCTTCAAATAAACTCTCAGTCTCTTCTTTAAAGATATAAGAGAGTGATTGATTTCTTTTCTTCCATTGTTCGTATCTTTCTTCACCCTCTCTCATCATTTCTCCAATCCAAAGTTTATTTGGATCCGTGCAAGTAATGAAATTAGATACAAAAAAATCTATAATCTCTTGATCGCTTTTTTGCCTAGAAACTTTTTCAAACCAGAAGCGATCTTTACGTTTGTAAAATGATTGAACGGTCGCACGACTTTTACCACAATATTTGTGATAGTCGTAATTGTCTTTAGTGAAATGATTCTTTAAAGACAGATAACAACGATAGGCATCAACAGGCATCATTCAAAAAATTAATTTAGCGCGTGAAGTTTTTTTGAGAAAATTAAGCTCCATTGCTTCATATTTAATTTTCTCTTTCAATGGTTTCGAAATTAATTTAGGCACCGATTCGACATCGATGTTATTTTTTTCACAAAAATAAATGATTGCATCGATATAGTTCATGCCCTCATGAGTATGAACTAGAGACTCAATCTCTTGAGCGAACCGTGATGGACAAAAGAACTTGTTCTCCAGTGCCTTTTCTAATTCATTTTCCATCTGACCCAGTATTGTGATGTACAAATTCTTTAATATAACGAACTAATAGTTTAATATAGTCTTCTTTGTTTCTTTTGTCAAATACTTTTACTTCTCCTTCAGGAGTGACCATTAATGTAATGAGTTTTTTAATAGGAATTTCTGTGAGTTCGTAGTATGCAGCCGCATAAAACATCTCTTGAACGAAGTAGTTTTCAATCCACTTTTCGGGTTTAATTTTCGTGGATGTTTTAAAGTCTATAACTGCCAGTTCACCATCATACTCTGCAATGCAATCAACTCTTCCTGCCAAGCCAAGATATTCTGAGTAGAGTGTACGTTCAATTGCATGAATATTATTTATCTTATCCAGTTCTGGCTTGATATGATAAAACATAAACTTTGTCATGGGTTGATAATCATCCCAGTTCAGTTCTTTATTTTCAAGATAGTCCTGACAGACTTGGTGAAAGTCAGTTCCTCTTGCAGTTGCTTTTTTTGTAATGCGATTTGCTTCTTCAATACCTACACGTTTTCTCCAATCAGCAAAGATTTGACGATTGTAGAATGAAGTTACAGACGTAATAGAAGGCACCCAATCTCCAGTAGGAAGTTCATAGAGACGGATGCTTTCTGTTGTTTTGCAATTTAATTCAATATCACCCAGATAATTATGATGAATAAAACTCATAGACCAACTTCCATTTTTGCCAAGATGTATTCTTTCACAAATCCAGAGCGAACAATATCCTCAACTCCAAATTCAATAATATCAATTGAAGGCATAATACGAAGAACTTTCATGAAGTCAATGATTCCATTCTTTTCATTCGTCTTGATAAGATCAGATTGAGTAGCATCACCACAGAACATGATCTTACTATTTTCACCAACACGAGTAATTATACTATCAAGTTCATGATAATTCAAGTTTTGAAACTCATCAACGATGATGATACAGTTATCAAGAGTCGTACCACGAATGAATGAAGTAGACCAGAAGCTAATTGTTCCTTGAGTTTTAAGGTTACCATAGAGCATTTCAAAGTCTGCATCTGTTGGCATCTCAAACATGTACTTCACCATATTCTTATAAGGAATCTGATAAAGTGAGGACTTATCTTCATGGTCTCCGGGCAAGAAACCAATCTCACGAGTAGCAACAAGAGATCTTACAATGTAAATTTTTTCATATGGTGATCTTTCATCAAGTACATCCCTCAAAGCATTGTAAAGAGTGATAAAAGTTTTACCTGTACCAGCACAACCGTATGCAACTAGATTTTGATCGTTCTTGTAGCAACGGAAAAGTTCCTCTTGATTATCTGTAAGAGGTTCAATAGTTCGCATTAAGTCGCTGTTGAGTGGCTTCTTACGTTTCATTTGTCTGTTACTCATTCCAAATGGTACTGGAGATTTGGGAGCGTTTTTCTTTGCTGGCATTTTATGTAATCAGAGTGGTTTAACTTGAGATCCTGGTGCTTTTGATGCTTTACGAAGAACATCATTCCAACCAGGATGAGACTTCTTCAGTTTGTCATAGACTTCACCAACCTCCCCGAAGTTTGGAAAGGTTGAAGGATCTGAATAGTCTCTTTCCCAATCAGGATTGTCCTTTCTCCATTGATCCCAATCGTGAACACTCATCTTAATTTCTTTCTGTTCACCAGTTTCTCTATTAATAACAGGATATACGGCCATAAATTTCAATAAACTGTAAGAATATTTATTCAATAGTAATAGAAGGAGCATCTACACACTCAGAGCAACCCTCACGAGTCCATCCAAGTGCTTCAGACACTGCAGGGAACTGACAAGTAAAAATACAACGGACCAGTTCTGCAATCTCCATATGTTCCTTCTGTGTCCCATGAGCCGAACGAAGATCGATGTAGTGGATCCAAGAACGCACAGAGCCCGTCATATACAGGCGTGTAGGCGTCGCTAAGGGCAATACAAACCTAGCACACTCCTTTGCCACTCCATGCTTAAGAAGTTCCTTATAGAGGCGCATACCCTCCGCAAAATGCTCCTGAATCCTACTCTGCAATGTCAGTTTCTCATACTCACCAATATCATCGATACTGTTCTGACGATTCTTATCATCTTGCCTGCGAAGATCTGGAACAGGAATATAATCACTCAACAAAGAACTATCAGCATAACGCTGTGAAAATTCTTGATATGTAAATGAACGGTGCCGTAAGATTTGTGCTGCAATACCACGAGTAGTATTAATCTCAACAGTCATCGTGGCTTGTTCGAAAATACTCCAGTGCTGATGTTGAATACAATACTTAAGAAGACCAGAGAACTTTTCATTCTCTTGATTGGCAGGATTACTTACCCTCGCACAGTAAGCCATATGCTTCTCTGCATCGGGAGTAACACTGATGAGTTTTACTTCTTGTTTCATAGTTTCAATCTGGGTATCCATCGTCATCTCCGTCATAAAATACTTCGTCGTAATCAGTAAGGTGTGGTGCAACTTCTTCGTAGTTCAATTTATATGAATCTACATCAGAATAAACTTCTGACTTAAGACATTCTACCAGAGATTCAAGGTTTCTGACAATTAGTTTTAGCTTTTCTCTATCCATCTTTATCAACCTCAACAAAGGTATTATAGACAAAAAAAGAGGGGTAGTCAACCCCTCAACTAGACTATTCTAATATTCTCCTACAAATTCTTTTACATGTTACCTGATTATCATCACATTCAATCAGACAATTATAATAATCATTTATCAAATCCATTTCATCATTACATTTATCCAAAGTCTCTTCAAAATGTTTCCATTCTG